ATAACATTTTGTTTGCGGACTCTGCCAATAAAATCGCCAAAGAATCATTGAATCTGATTAACGAATCCAGTCACGATATATTAGAATACATTATACTGGAAGTTTTGGAAGTTGCAGGGATTGAATCGAAAGAATCTAGCATATTCCGTCTTTACAATAAATACTGGATTCCTGAATTAGTATACGCCAACCCTTCTTTGTTAGAAAAAGGTATTATAGAAACCACTTGGTTGAAATATTTGCTATAAATAAATCATTAGTCAACAAAAGATATCTTTACAAGTAAATAGGTGTAATCGTTAAATAAAGTTGTATAATTAATCAAAGCGCTGTGTCTTGTCTGTATTTCTTATGTATGTAAAATGCGGAATTTGAATGATTTTTTTTGAAGGATCACATAACACACGCACCAGAGAAAAAAAAATGAAACGACTAATGAGTAAAAAAAATATTCAATCTAGAAGTAACTAAACCATTTCAGTATAAACCACACTCTATATCCATTAAATTTTTCCTTGATATCATAAACATGGCCAATAATCAACTTCCATTTCACGTTCGTGCAACAGATGCTGTGCATAGATTAACTGTTTTAGGTTTGGTGGGAATATGTGTTGTTGGAGGTGGTTCAATAGCTTTTAATATTTGGGCCAATTCTGATTATGCTCCATGGAATAAAGAAAAGTTGAAATTCCAACAAGAACAATATCACAATACTAAGAAAGATGAAGAAGAATAAGTCGATTGGTTATCGTTTATTGATTTAACTTCTGGTTTATTAGAATATGAAATTACAAATGTGTACATAGTTTAATTATATAAAAAAAAATCTATATAAAAAGGTAAATTGAAAACCCATCAGGAAACTGTAGACTTTCGTTTTCTAGCACTGGCAATCTCATCAGGTAATTTCCTCTTCCTAATAAATTCGTCTTCATCATGGATCTTTTTCTTTTTAGGCTTTTTTAATGGTAATTTTGAATGTGACAAGCCCTTTTGTCTTAAGATCAGTATGTTTTCTTCATTGATATCACTATTTTTCTTCAAGTTTAATGGATCAAGCATTACAATATCGAAATCACAGAAATCGACATTGCAATTTGGACATTTCTTCTCTGTTTTGGTTTTTGAAAACTCGTTCAACGCCTTTTTGGAAATCAAACAGCCACATGATCGTAGGTACAAGTAAGATTTTTGAACTTCTTTGGTCACTGGGCATTCAATGAATGGTTCTTTGTTAATGATCGTCCATGATACTGTTACTGGACAGATGTCTTTTAGCAGTTTGATATGGGAAAATTCCGATTTAACACTGTGTTTATTCGTTTTAATATCCAATAAGTATTGTAGTAGTTTCTCTTTGATGTACAACTTGCCCTTGTAATCACTAACTATAGGATCATTATTATAAAGAGGTAGACTAGAAAGATGGCATACTTTGATTAAATCCTCTTCTTTATCTTCACCTCTTTGTGCATCTCCATTGGTTCTATTTGTCAATGATGATAATAAATCTTGCCTTTTGGCAATGGTTCCACCGTCAGCACCCATATAGTTGTTTACAAAAATAAGTATAAATAGATAAAATTGTCAAACAGTGTGTAGAATGTAAAAGAAAAAATAGAATCAATCTTCGCAAGGAAAAAAATTATCTGAAAATCTATTCTTTCCACAATCCTAAAAGAACAGGGAACAATGTCTGCAGCCGAACCTACCAATATAGATTTAAATTCATTACCTCCTCATGTTCTAACCACCTACAATGTTTTGGAAGAGTTAAATGTAATACAATAACTATAGCAATTGCACATGCACACAAAACTAGTCCATACAACATACCAATTGTAATAATGTGAATGTGTTTTTTCTCTTGACTTTTGTAATCTGGTTTTTGAACCTTTTCCCCTTTATCAGATAGGTGCTCATTAGATAAGTCAGGCACTTTTATTTGTGAAATCTTGGTTATTATTTTATCTAACTCAAGTACATTATTCTCTTTACTCATCTATACTCAATAAAGTTTTATAATGTTCTTTAATAAGGTCTTCCGTTATCTCCGACTCATATTTATTAACTGTTATATCCCACGGAGTTTTTTTTTGGTGCGTCAAATTAGATAATTGAATACCATCATATTTACCATATTTAGTATATACGGCATCTAACAACTTTTTTGTGTTCTCATCTCTTTCTAACCTCTGTACATCATCATAAAAAACACTTATTGTGTCTAAATCATTGGTTTTTAATCTAAAGTAAAGTTCTGGAATTACTGGTCCGTATTGCCACGCTTGTACTTTTTCTTTTATTAAAGGAGCATCAAAAATAGCCAAATTAAAACCATGTGATATGTATACAAGTTTTAAAACTTTCATTATATCACTTCTCATATTTTTATCTTTTTGGATAAAATATTCAGCTATTACAGGAGATGGATATTTTGTTTTCATTGGCTTAATGCTTTTATAGTTCCCTTTAATATAGCAAAGATATTTCTTTATCTCTAAAAATACAAGACTAACATCTTCGTTTTAAGTGTTGTTTTTATAAAACATTCTGTAAAACACTTTGAAATATAGAGTTTTCCGAAAATGTTAAATTTTTATAAAAATCTTATTTAGGAAAAAAAGCAACACCCATAAAGATGTTGCTTACAATAATGAAAAATAAACCAAAAATAGCATTCTACCCACTACAATTATAGTGTATTTTCTTTACTTGACAAACTTTTCATTCCATTTTTTTAAGTCTACCATTCTGTTCATCCAGCCTTTCAGGAAGACCTTTTGCGTAGGATTGCTTTTTACGATTCTATACAGGAAATCCTCCCTTTCCTTATAGAGTCTTTGCAGAAAGTCTTTCGGCGCGTTATTCAGCGCTTCTATGGTTTTTGCTCCTACCATACCATCGGCTGTAACTCCCAGCATTCGTTGAGGTATCTTAATTCCGTGAACACCGCTTCCCCAGACCCAATCTACAAGGGTATTGGCTATTGCTTGGTCTTTGATTTCATCGGCTTTCCACCTATCCCAAAACAGCTTTTTTATTACAATATCCCAATCAGCATCGCTCATCTCCAAGAACCGCATATCCTTATCCGAACCAAACACCGAACTCCACACAGCATAGGTTATGCCTTTGTTCGTGTGGTAGCCTGATTTCCCTTTGTAAGGTGTAGGGCATTTTATCCTACTTGCTGTATCGTTTACATCCCTTGACAATCCTCCTTCCCATTTTAAAATGAAAGGTCTTAAATGTTTTATCTCCGCCATATCATTTAAATTTATCAATTACCTTTTCCAGTCTTTCCCAAAGGAACATTCCCACAATGATCAGAATTAAATATATGATCCAACTTTCTGCTCGTTCTGATTGTTTCTCTTCCTTTGTCTGCTTATGCTGTTCTTTTGTCTGTTTCTGATCCTGCTTTTCTACTTCTACTCTTACTTTCTCTATGATCTTAATGATAGAGTCTTTCTCCTGCTTTTTATCCTTAAAATAGATCTCTCCGTTAGCGCTGCCCTCTACAATGTTTCCATTATATAAAAATCTAAACTGCACAGGCTCGCTGCCTATTGGCTTTATCGCAAAATCCAAAGACTTCGTAAGTGTTTTAATATTAGCAGTTTCCTCGGTCTTCGTTTCTGAAACAGAGTCTTTCTTTACCGATTCTTTTATTTCGGTCTTATGCTCTTCTTTTTCCTCATGCTTCTTTACTTTCCTCGCTCCACATCCCAACAGCAACAAAAACATAGCAAACCCAAACAAGGGAATACTATTCCCCAAAGGCATCACAGCCATCATCACCTCCCTCACTTCCTTCACTTTCTTCAAAGACATCACATCTTTTATCACTTTCCCCAAAGACATCATAACTTTTATCACTTTTTGTTTTTTCCTTTAAACTTTCCAAATCGCCAGTCTTCTCAAAATTCTTTATCTTCTTTAAAAGCCCACTCGGAGGGAATGCTCCGTTTGTCACTTTGGACATATTCACCAAAGCAGAGCCAAGAGGATAAAGCAATACCATCAATTTTATCATCACTTTGAAATAAACATCCAAGAACTCCACTTCATCCAATGCATCATGCATAATTAACAGCATAGAATACCCTGATAGGATAACTGTTAGTTTTTTCAACAGCCCTAAAAGATTAGCCTTAAAAGTGAAATCCTTATCTACAAAGTAATGCAGGTAAGTCCCAAGAATATGGTCTACCATCAGCACAAATAACACGCCATAGAGGAAAGACAAGTCTGTGGTGTAAAGCCCTGAAAAATACTCAAACACCGAAACTGCCACCGCAGGAAGCATACACAATTTGAACGAAGCATTTATCTTCACAAAAAGCCCTCCTCTGTACAGCAACACCAAATTATTCAATATAAACTCCCTAATATTCATCATCATTTAAATTCTTTAATACTCTTTTTACAATGCTCTTTTTCTATCATATCTAAAATACACGCTAAAATTCTTCCTGTCCTTGTCAGTGTGCCGTTTCGCTGATTCTTACCAAGCGCTGAACTTATCGTTTCCTCAAAGTTTCCGAACTCGTAACCTCCCTTTTTCTTTAAAGTTAAATTGAAAAGAGTTCTGAACTCAAAGTTTCCGAACCTGTCCAGATTGACTGCCGAACTCTTGAAATAGCCTAAATCCTTGAATTTGAAAGCCACAGCCAAGAAGTTTAACAGCGACAAAGGAAGAAACAACGCCCACGCTATAAGGAACAAGAAAAGCCCTCCTATAAACTTTCCTATACTTTTCATAACTTGTTTAATTCCTCGTTTTTAGTCCTCACAAAATCAGCCAAATACCCTTGAATTAACTGCAATAGGGTAGCCTTGTTGTTTTTCATCAACCAAAGCATATATTTGTAACTGCTGACCTTTATCGGTTGCATCTCTGCCGTAGGATTACCCTCTTCATCTTTCACTGGAACATTGATAAGTTCGTTCTTCGTTCCTCGCAGATAACTCCAAGTGTCTTTATATACCACCCATTCAGGCGTAGGCAGTTGGATATTGATTTCCTCGCCAGTATCCTTATCCTTTAAAACCTGCTTATATCCGAACATTACAAACTCGTGTTCACTCTTGGCATCCAAGTTAATTACTCGGATAAATCG